CTTTGTCACCAAAATTATCTAGTGACCACATACCTGGTTCTAATACTAAGTCTCCAGATGCAGCTTCACCCCAACCGATAAAAGTTGTTGTGCTGGTGATTGTTGCACCTGCACTGTGAGCTGATTTTGTAGTTCCACCCACTTCTCTGGTTACACCTGTAAGCTCTCCTGTGGCTGCAATACCTGTATAAGATATTTCTTCACTGCCTATTTGTAAAAAGTTTGTACCTGCAGTTGGAAACTGTGATGCATCTACTAATATAATACCTGTTGTCGCTGTATCTGTGATACCGTTTTGTAGTGTGGTTGTTGGATTACCAGCGACTGTACCGCCCCAAGATCCTAGCGACCAACCAAAACCTTTTGCTTGCACAGCTGGTCCTACAGGATAGTAATGCTGCACTCTTATGCCACCTGATGTTGTTGCACCAGATCCTGACTCATTTGATGGCATTGTAATAGTTACTGTTGTGCTCGTGGGCACAGTTGTAACCATAAATTTTTTATCTTTAAAATCTGCCTCTACAAAGTTTGAATTAGTAATTGTAGAAAAATTATCTAATAATATTATATCACCCGCAGATATGCTGTGGGATGAACTAAAAGTTATTGTAACTGTCGGTGATCCATTGGTCGTGGTAAATGCATTTGTAAGCGTTGTTGTAGATTTAATAGGGTGTATGTCATAGTACACACCTCCAGAGAAAGCATATAAAATTCTGTTTGTGCCTATAATTGCGTATTTTCTAGATAAACTATTTACAAAATGATGTAGTCCTCGACCAGCGCCTGTAAGATTACTTTCTCCTAATTGTTTCCAACCACCTATTTTTTCTGGCGTTCCATAACGAAATCTAACATTATCACAATCTATCCACTGACTCTCTGCTCCAGTTTCTGTGACTTGTTTGTTTATACCTGGCTGAAAACCTATCTTTTGTAACATATAACCTCATTATATATTAAAAGGCCCAGCTTACAAACGAGTATCGCGTGCCTTTTGTTGTCTCTCTAACCTCATGTGGGTACATAAAATTAGAAGGAAACAGTAGTATATCACCCGTTTTTAACTTAATTTCCTCTCCTCTGCAATAGAATTCAGAGCCCTCGTAGTCTTCATTTAGATTAGCTACAATAGATACTATAGGCACTCCTTTCATTTGACCATCAAATATACTGTGTATGTGATCATAATGTTCTCTCATCATAGTGCCAACTTGATATCTATTAAAACGTATAGGACTAAACTTCGTGAGCCATGGTCCTTGAGTCTTTTCTCCTGGCCAACTATGCTTCTCTTGATATTTATTTAATGCCTCTATTAGAAAAGGTGTAATCTTTACTTGTTGTTCTTTTGTGCAAGCCATGACATCTAATTCTTTTGTAGGTTCTGATTCAAAAGTTCCCGCAGCATAATTATTCCATTTATGCTTTTCCCATATTTTAGTGTTGCATTCATCTACTAATGCCTCACATAATTCTTTTGGTATTGTGTTTACTACCATTATGTAATCTTTAATTGTGCTCATTCATCATCCTCCTTATATCTAAATGTGTTAAAGCTTGTTCTGATCCTAATGCATCTATACTAAATGTATTAAAAGATATACTAATTCTATCTTCATCTCCTTGGTTTATAGGAACACTATGTTTTAGTGACGATGGAAATAATATTAATTCACCTGGTTTACATGGCAGCATAAAAGACTCTGAGTTTACGTAATTGTATTTTTCTGGGTCCAGTTTGATCGCATCTTGATTTGTTTTTGCAAATTGTATTGGTGGTAGTTTTTCATTTATTTGAAAATACATAACACCAGATATAATGCTATTAGGATGCACATGTTCATGATGTTTAGATCCTTTTGGATTTCTATTAGCCCAACATTGTGTAATTACTAATCTTTGTTTTGATTGTAAAACATCTGTCGTAAATTTATTTACAGATTCTCCTAAAAAATTTTTTATATTTTTTAATTTTTCTTGACGCAACAAATACGAATCATCTGATCTATAATTACCATTACCTGTTTGTTGACGATAACTAAGAGTTTTTAAATATACTAACTCTTCATCAATTGGTTCTTTGTATGGTACAATTAATAAAGGTGTAGGAAATAACTGTAATAATTCTTCTTTCATTTTGTAGGATACTACACTATTTTATTATGCTTGTAAACCACCATGTGAATCTGAACAGCCAGCAAGATAATTAGCACTAATAAATAAATCTCCAAAATCTGCTGCGTTTCCAGTCGATGCAATTGTTATGTAATCCATTACATTTTGATATGAAGGGGTTGATCCTCCTGCAAAAGTGGCTCTTATTGAATTACCAGTTGAACCTAGATTAGCTCTAGCAACTGTTAAATCTCCAAAATCTGTTGCATCACCTGTTGAACCAATTGTTATATAATCCATTGTGTTTACAAAATTAGGAGAACTTAAAATATTTCCTCCACCAAATACAGCTCTTGTAGAACTAGATGTTGCTCCAATTCCATTTCTAGCTACTGTTAAATTTCCAAAATCTATAGCATTACCTGTTGAAGCAATTGTTATATAATCAATCTCATTTTTAGCAGCGGGATGAACATCTCCTCCACCAAATACACCTCTTACGGAACTACTTGCAGCTCCTAAATATGCTCTAGCAACGGTTAAATCTCCAAAGTCAGTTGCGTTTCCAACTGTAGCTATTGTTACATAATCTATAACATTAGATCTACTACCTCCTGGAACTTCTCCTCCACCAAACACACCTCTTGTTGAACTTGATAAACCTGAACATCCTTGTCTTGCAGTTGTTAAATCTCCAAAATCTGATGCATTACCAAAACTAGCTAATTCAATTGCATCAATGTTAACAATCATATCAACATCACCGCCATACAGTCCTCTAGTTAAACTAGAACACCCACCTCCTCCATATTTTCCTTCGGTTAAATTTCCAAAATCTACAGAATTTCCTAATGTAGGTATGTTTATAATTGAAATATTATCTGATGCAGATGGAGTAGCTCCACTCATAAACAAACCTCTTCCTGATCCAGGCATATAGGTTACTGATGGTCTTTGAATATTTCCTAATGCTAATCCACCATGACCATTAGAGTACCCTGCACCACCTCTTCTTTGAGTTTGAAGATCTCCAAAATCACTCGCATTACCTGTTGTAGCAATAGTAATAAAATCTATGACATTTAAGTCCCCTGTATCATAACCACCTGCAAACACTCCTCTAGTTTGATTCGATGCTCTCATACCATAAGTTCCTCTTGCTACACTTAAATTTCCAAAATCTGTGGCATTTCCTGTTGATGATATTGTTACATGCCCTATCGTATCTGTTTGTGAAGGAGTAAATCCTCCAGCAGTTACGTTTCTAGTTGTAGAAGAAACATCAGCAGCAGAGTGTCTTGCTGCTTGTAAATCTCCAAAATCTGTTGCATTTCCAGTTGAAGCAATAGTTATAAATTGTATTACATTTGAAGGGTTAGATCCATCATAGCCTCCTGACATAATCATTCTAGTGTTAGATCCTGCGCCACTTGCATTTGCGAGGCTTACTGTCATGTCACCAAAGTCAGTTGAATTTCCCAATGTTGCATAAGTTACAAAGTCTATATAATTTTCAACAGATGGAGCAAAACCACCTGCAGCAATACCTCTAGTATCATTTCCATGTGCCGCACAACCTCTTCTATTTGTGCCAGTTAAAGTTCCAAATACAGCCGCATTGCCTTTTGTGCTAAATTGAAAATAATTAATTGTGCTTGATGCACCACTACCTCCAAGTATTAAACATCTAAGTGCACTAGCTGCAGCGCCATTAATATCATGTCTAGCTTGAACTAAGTCTCCAAAATCTGATGCATTACCTAAAGTAGATATTTGATAAGTCTCTGCACTATTTAATGAAGATGGACTCTCTCCTCCTGCAACAATAGCTGTGTCTCCTCTTGACCAAGCATTTTTTCTTTGTAATGTATAAACTTCTTTTACATCCCAAATTTTTCCTGAATTAGACATTACTGTAAACCTCCGTGACCATTAGATCCTGTTGGACCTGTTGTTGCTGTTGGCAAGTCTCCAAAATCTGTTGCATTACCAGTTGAACCTATTGTAACATAATCTATAACATTTGAATAACTTGGAGTTGCGCCTCCTGAAAAAGTTGCTCTAGTATTATTACTACCGCCTCCACTCATGGTTCTAGCAACAGTTAAATTACCAAAGTCAGTTGCATTACCTAATGTTGCTATTGTAACATAATCTATAACGTCAGAAGGTCCTGGTTCTCCTCCTGAAAAAAGTCCTCTAGTAGAACTTGATGTCCCTCCCATAAAACCTCTACCAACTGTTAGATCACCAAAGTCTGCGGAGTTTCCTGCTGTCATTATTGTAATGTAATCTATTTGAGCACTATTAGGTGAATCACCCTCTCCTGAAAATAAACCTCTAGTAGGTGATGCTGCAGTTCCTAATCCTCTTTTAGCAGAGGTTAAATCTCCAAAGTCTGTAGCGTTACCAGCACTTGGTATTGTAATAAAATCAATTTCATTTTTTTGTGCAGGTGCGTATCTTCCACCAGCAGCCACTCCTCTTACTTTATTAGCTACACCAGAAGCTGAGGCTCTTGCAACAGTTAAATCTCCAAAATCAATTGCATTACCTCTTGTTTCAAAAACAATAGAATCGATAGTAGCTTCAGTAGGAGATGTTCCTGCAACACAACCTTTAATATTATTAGCCATTACTGCAGCGCCACCTGAAACTGTTCTTGTTAGATCTCCAAAATCACTAGCGTTACCTGTGGCAGAGATTGACCAATACTCAACAGCATTGGTATATGCTGGAGAAGAATCCTCTCCACCAAAATGACAAGCTCTATCTTTGTTATCAGATACTCCAACGCAATCTATTGCACTACCCATTCCTGAGTGTTGAGTACAGTAGTAATATAATACATAAGGTGTAGCACTTGTGACTTCTATTTGAGTGTATGCTCCAGAACTTCCTGGTGTCCCGTTGGTGGTGACTCCTGTCGTATACTCACTACCTCCACTATGACTCCCTCCATTAGTTTGTGAAAAACGTAAAGGGTGCCCACTATTAGTGCTATCTGCTTGATCAAACTTGTAAGTTCCTCCAGGAAACAAAACAACGTATTGTTGTTGATTACCATCAATAACATATTTGTTACCTGAACCAGTGCTTACCACCGTGACCTTATAAGTAAATGAAGTTGCCCTAGCCACCTATTAACCCTCCATGTCCATTACACTCAGTTGCGCCATGTCTTTTTGCTTCAACTAAATCTCCAAAATCTGTTGCATCACTTGTTGAGGCTATGGTTACAAAATCTATTGTGTTAACATAAGTTGGGGTTGAACCACCAGCTGTTAAACCTCTAACGGAATTAGACCCCCCTGAAACGTATCCTCTAGCTGTTGTTAAATTTCCAAAATCTGTAGAGTTACTTGTGGTTGCCATCGTAATATAATCAATGACATTAGAATTACTTGGTTCAAATCCTCCTGAAAATACACCTCTTGTTGAACTTTCAAAACCTGCTAAAAATTTTCTATCAACTGACAAATCTCCAAAGTCAGTAGCATTACCAAGTGTTGATATGGTAAAGTATTCAATAATGTTTGGTCCAACTGAAGCAGGATCTTTTTTTCCTCCACCCACAATCGCTCTAGTATTAGAATTAACACCAGCTAAATATTCTCTTTCATCACTTAAATTTCCAAAATCTGCTGCATTACCTAAACTTGATATGGTTACATAATCTACTTCATCCTCACCGCCGCCAGAACCAGCATAACCACCTAAAGTTAAAAACCTTGTATTATTAGAAGCTGCTGCAACACCATCTCTTCCGACTGTTAAGCTTCCAAAATTCTTAGTTGTTCCAAGAGTGCTATATTCTACATATCCAATTATACTACTTCTTCCAGGATCACTACCGCCTGAATAAACAAATCTAGTTTTACTACCTCCGCCAGCAGAGGAATGTGTATTTGCTGTCCCTAAGTCTCCAAATATACTTGCATTACCTGTAGTAGAAACCGTTATAAAATCTACAGTCGTAACACCTGAACTTCCGTCATAACCACCAGCGTATAACATTCTGTCTCCACCAGCTTCGTTAAATGGTAATGGTCTTGTTCCCATGTATCCATCGTTTAGTCCGCCGTGCGATTGAGATGTTGCACCGCCCATAGATCCAGAATTCGTTAAATCTCCAAAATCTGTTGCTTGTCCCCCTACAGCTATAACCCATGTGTCTATGACATTTGAATTTGCAGGAGCTTGTCCTCCCATTCTAAAACCTTTTACACTATTAGACGTACCAGATCCATTTTGTTCTGATTGTGTTAAATCTCCATAATCAATTGCATTACCTTGTGATGCTGCGGTTACAAATTCTATAGTGCTCACTTCAGCAGGACTAGGATTTACACCGCCATGATGTAAAACTCTTGTAGAAGAAGATACTCCTCCTCCACCACTTCTATAATTAGTTGATAAATCTCCAAAATCTGTTGCGTTACCTGTGGTCATTGTAGTTACAAAATCAATTGTATTGCTTAAACTTGGTGTTGAACCACCCATAAATATAGATCTTGTTGGATTAGCGGTCATTGTTGTATTTCTAGAGCTTGTTAAGTCTCCAAAATCTGTAGCATTACCTGTAGACTGAATTGTTATGTAATCAATTACATTGCTAACACTAGGACCAGGATCTCCGCCTCCAGTAACACCTCTTATTGAATTTGCACAACCACTACATAAAACACCTCTTGCAACTGTTAAATCCCCAAAGTCTGCTGCATTACCTTCTGTTGCCATGGTAACATAATCTATTACATTACTGGTTGGACTTTGTGCTCCAGCAAAACATGCTCTGATAAATGATCCCATTGCATTACTACCATCGCCACCTGAATTTGGACTAAGATCACCAAACACTGTTGCATTGCCCGCTGTAGACATAACAAAAGTATCTATTCTTGATGCATCGCCAGGAGCTGCTGCTAAAGCTTTTGCTCCTGCATTCGGCCAATACCCACCCATTACCGCGTCATAGACTTCACGCAGGTTCCAAACGCCTGATGCGTTATCGAGTTGCGGGTAGTTAGCCATTTACTAACCTATCTTTTTAGACCAGATATATGTGGCTGCTTGTGTTTGATCAAACGGTACAGTTGCATGTGGATCATCAGAACTATGATCTATATCAGTCCAAGTAGATGTATATGTATCCAAATAAGTTTTTACATCTGCCTCAGTTGCAAGTTCACCAAGTCCTACTTCACTTGAACCATCAACTGTTGCACCAATCATAACTTCTTCGTTTGTAGGAAAGTATCCTCCATCTTCAATCCAAGAAGGGATTGTTGTGCCACCGTCTAATTTATATTTGACTATCTTGTTTGCCATTTGGTTTCTCCTTATTATCTAACAGTTTAGTATTGAGCGACTCTTCATCGTATAGCTTAAACCCTCTTCGTTCTGCAAACTTTACAGAGTCACCTGAGAATTTATCAGCGCACGCTTCTAACCATACCATGGTCATTTCGTGAGTAGGCGCTTTGCCTTGTTCCATTAACGTATTTTCCATCTTCAAATACGCATAGATTTCTGCTTGTGCCTGAGCACTATTTATACCCATATCGAAGAGATAAATCAAGTTTCCTTCGTCGATGACCCCACCTCTTGCTCTAGCAGCATTTAGGGCTTGTTTCATACAAGTCATGACGTGATACCTTGATTCTTCCTTCTCATACTCTTCCTCGGTAATGTCTTCTTTACCTAGTTTTTTAAGGATACTTTTGTATTGATTAGTAAAAAAGTTCATCTTTCTAATCGCTCCAGATACTGAGTTCTGTATATTGTTTAGATTTACTTTAATCTCTAGTATTTCGGTTTCTAACAATTCTCTTCCAAACTCATCTTTATAATCACCATCAGCTAATTGTTTTTCTTTTTGACGAAGTTCTATATCCTTCTTCATCATTTTAAGCTGTGCTTCTTCTAGAGCCATTCTAGTTTTATCTAATTCAGCTAGTGTGTGTTTAACAGATCTAATTGGTGTAATCGCTGTTACGTCTAACATAACACCCATAAATTGTGAGTGTGATTTATAAAAGTTGCTACTTGATTTTTTAATAGCAGGTAGGCTGCTATTGATGTTTGTTAACATCTGTTTGTACTCTTTTTTAACTAACGGAGAATCCGATAGCTTTGATATTACTAAATCTTTAGATGACATATATTTCTCCTTTATGTTGCATGCGTAAAATCATGTTGGTAAATTTATACTATAGAATATTAAGAAAGTCCACCATGGCCATTTGATTGGCTACCAGAAAATTGTGCACTTGGTGATATTAGATCACCAAAATCTGCGGCATTACTAGTAGAGGCAATGGTCATGTAATCCATCACATTACTATTTCCTGGGTCAAGTCCGCCAATAAAAACCCCTCTAGTTTGATTTGATCCACCTTTTTTCAGGGTGCTTCTAGCTTGTGTTAAATCTCCAAAGTCTGTTACATCGCCTGTTGATGCCATTGTTATATATTCCATAATATTTACTACTGCAGGATAAAATCCTCCTCCAAACACAGCTCTAGTTGAAGAACTAACACTTCCCATTTGAGATCTAGCTGAAGACAAGTCTCCAAAGTCTGTTGCATCACCTGTTGAGGAAATTGTAAAATATTCTATTACATTAATTCTTGATGGAGTGTATCCTCCTGCATTAATAGCTCTAGTGGTGCTTTCTATACCTGCGCTTCCTGCTTTATTAGCAAGTAGATCTCCAAAATCTGTGGCATTACCCACTGTAGCTATGGTGATATAATCAACAACATTAACAGTTTCTCCTCCCATAAATAATCCTCTAGTATCATTACCAGCACCAGCAACATTTTGAACAGTATTAGTTTTGTCTCCAAAATCAGCCATATTACCTTTTGTGGCAAATTCTAAATATTGAATAACATTTGTGTTTGATGGAGCGTAGCCTCCTCCACATACAGCTCTTGTGCTACTACCAACTGAACCTCCTGTTTCAGCAGCTACTGCTTGGTCACCAAAATCTGTTTCATTTCCTAAAGTGCTAATTTGAATAAAACCTATTCTACTAGTATCGCCATCATCTTTTGAACCACCTATGTTAAGACATATATCCCCAACTCCGCCACCACTTGGCACAACTTCACCTGTTGGTGAATAAAGTTCTGGAGCTCTTGGTTGTAATTCATCTAAGCCACCATGACCATTTGAACTACCTGAACCTTGTGAAGAATTAGCAG